TACTCTGATTGATAGCCTGCGTCTTAGTCATTAGTCGCCATCCCTAGACACGTCCCCAGCATCTCTTCTTGGCTTGCCATCGGAATCGCCAGATCCAGTAGAAGTTACTGATGGGACCGTTCCACTTGAACTAATTGGCGCGTAAATGAATTGGTATTCTTGTGTCTGCAACGTGTGCGTTGGGGCGTCTGTCGCCGATAGTGTATTAGTGCAGAATATCTGATTGTCATACGATACCATGACCTGACCACTTCCAGGTGTGTCGCTAGTAATTTGAGCAGTAAAGTATTGTGACCCATCGTATGAGAATGTTCCTGGAACACCGAAAGTGGTATACAGTTTTAAACCACTTGCTATACTGGATGCTACATTTGTAGGCAGATTGTTGGTTAGTGGCAGACCGTTGGTCTCCATAATACTTACCGATACTGTTACTGGTTGTGTAGTAAATTGAATGTTAGGAGTTGTAGTAAAAGAACTGCTACATGGAGCAATGCCAATGCCAATCATACTGTTGAGAGCGCTTTCAGTATCTGATTGAAGCTTACCTAGACATATATTGCATGTTGTTTGGAAATCAGCTACACCTTCGGCAGTCATGTTTGTTCGTAGAGCTGAAATGGCATTCTGCATACATTCTAGTGCCGCATTGGGATTAGGAAATACATTACCATTATTACCGTTGACCAAATCCCTAAGCTGCTGAGTTTTTAGCCCAATATCACTTGACATAACGTTGTTGATGAAACTCTTATTGAGAGCAATACTTGGAACACATCCAACCGTTACTAGGCCAGCTTGAAGAAGTGGCGCAATATTTGGCCTGAAAGTATATTCGACATCATAAGTAGTAACCCCATCATTGATATTCGGCGGAATAAACAATGTGCTTGTTTCAAATTTTGGTGCCATATGAAAGAAATTGCCGAGATTAGCCTGAGTATTGATCGGAGTAACACCATCGGAAGCGTATCCTTCCAATATAGTGGTTCCATTATCCTCATATCCGGCTCCACCGACCATTATTATTACGCCAGTAGGGACTTGCTTAATTGTATCATCAGCCTCAACTAAATTGGTAGTAGGAACAAATTGCATGATACAATTAGTGAAGCGAATGTATCTTGAAGTGCCTTTTCTTCCCCATAGCGATGGCTCATAATACATTCGTAGGTCAAGTAGATATGGTGCTTGCCTTATATCGGATGTAGCGGTGTATGTGGTGCCAGCTGGAAAGAATACTGGCTTAGGAGACGTGTTGGTTATATCTGAGGCGTCAAAAATGTTTCTAAAGGCTTGCGCAGTTGTCTGATCAAGATCAAAGAACTGCGACATCTCACTTCTAACGGTTGATGTTAGATTGTTGGTGCCAAATAATGTGATGCCAGTATTGATGCCGATCTCTGGGAAATACTTGAATGTACCGGTGAACCTAGTGTATGGTCCTTGGACGATCTCGGGGCATGTCTCTGGTGTGCAGCAACTATTGGTATCTCCTGAACCGCCTGATTGACACGGAGGGATATTGAATACTAGGTTGAGGATGTCTTTGATAATGTCAATGATGATATTGAATACCGAAAGTAAAACGAAGAGATTTTGGAAAACGCATAGTAGAGAGCCTAACTTCATTGCTATGGCTAGAACCCCGTTAGCATCACCGCTTTGAAAGGCTATATTAAGTGCATTGATGTTGCGTAGGATAACTTGAACTAGGGCTAGTATTTGGGCAATGATATACTCTATTAGCGCTAAGATAAGAAGGAGTATAGAGATAATCATAATCACTAAGGCGAACACAGGGAATAGATTGAGAAATGGTGGTAAACACTGAGTAAAAAAACGGTTAATTGCAGATATCATCGCGAAAGGATTGAGCAAGCTGCATATAATCTCAATTATGCACACTATAATATTTAGCAATGCAAGAAACATTTTATACGTCATCAAAAACGGAAAAAATTGATCAAGAAGCTTCATGATGGCATCGAATATACCCTTACCATTAGCCATAGACATTGGAGCATTGATTATGCCAGGAGGAATTATCATCTCAATCTTGCTCAACAGAGCAAGCAGATCTTCTGGCATGTTCGCCGGGAATGGCGATATCTGCGGGGTAAACGGAGCCCCAGGTATCCCAAATCCCTTTATCGCTGGTGCGAATGAATGGGTCGGCACAGTTAGGCTAACATCGGTTGGCGAGCAGGGCATTCAGTTCTTCCTTTACGATGTATATATCACTTCTCGCCAGGTATTTTCGGCTCCATATCGCTTTTAATTACCCCATCCATCCCCATAGCACTTTCCAACTCATCCGACAATTCCGACGCCAACACCTCTAATACACCTTCCAACTTTATGGCATCACAGCTTTTGATGTTATGGTAGTACATTACCCTAGTGGCGATCTTCCATAGATCGTTATGAATGTCATCCTGCATCTGACTATACGAATATTTACCGCACTCTTCGTCTGGACATGGCCCAATGGCATCCAAAATACCATCTGCCAACTTGATAAATCCACGATCCTTCGCCTCTTCTGCTTGCGCACATAGTTTCTTATATACAACCGAATTGACCTTCATATTGATCCTCCAGATTCCTTCAATACCATTCTACCCTGCATTGTCAATGTCTCGCAATCAATCGTGATGTTCTGATTGGCACTAATCGTCAAGCTTTGCCCCGAGAAAATCTGCATATTCCCATGCGACATTATTGTCAGACCGTTGTTATCAAATCGCAAAATATGCGCCTTTCCATTACTATCTAGTACCCTAATATCAAATACTCCTCCCCTGCTTTTGTTATTGACATTCTGGAACCTTGAATCGCTTTCAACTCCCCATCCGCCAACCTGCATATAAACATCACCGTTCATATTCAGTATCGCACTCCGACCATTCGAATCTCTGCCGAAATTGCCAACCATGCCACCTGCCGTGTCAATCCATAATGATTGTCTATCAATCGTATTGGCACCTACATTAAATTCTAATGACCCATCGAAATTGATTGATCCGCTCCTACCTCCTGAATTAGCATTAGGCCCCGATGTAGTAATGGTATCTGAAACAACGTTCTTTATCGCAGTGAATTTTGTTATGTCAATGGGAACCGTTGTTGCACCATATTGATAGTCAATGAAATCGTTATTCTGATGAGCATAACATGTTTGCAAAATATCATGATATACCGTACCATGCATAATGTGCGTGGGCGTCCCGATTATATTGCTCGTAATTCTATCAATTGGAGCCGCGTTAGCTCCAGACCCATCTACTAACTTAATTGAGCCTCTCGCAGCGGCGTATGTGAAGCCAGATGTTGTTGGTGTTGCCATTGGAGCTGCGAAGGAATCAAGGAATATATCCTTATTATCCTTTATGAACGTTAGCTGATTTGGGTTAGAATTATCATCGGTGCTGAATGTTGAGTAGTTTTCATATCGTGCTAATAATGGGATATTACCTACTTCGCTTGATGCGGGAACATTGATCTTGAATTGCCCTTCCTTATCTACGTCTAAGAAGAAACGGCTCCTATTTTTGGCGTAATTGGTATTTGAATTGATGTCTGGAAGCGCCATCTGCCCATTCTTACCCGACAAATCTTTCCTAGCATTGATCTCGAAGTGATATGCAACTGACTTCCTCTCTAATTCCTTAATGGACAAGAATGACGCCACTGTGTTTTTGCTGATATTGGCATTGATCGTATTTTGACCTTGTCCTACTGGAATTGGAGATCTGTTTAGGTCAAGGATGTTTCCGAATATATCAACTGTAGTTCCCTTTACAGTTTCCATAAGGAAATTAGGGGCAGCTAGCGTTAGGCTGAGAGTATCTACTCGGCTTGTTCTTCGATTGAATGTAGGTGGAGCAACTATATTGGCAGATCCTTTAGGACCATATAGGGTGGATTCGTTTAGATCATCGGTGACATCGCTATCATACTTGAATTCATATACCATCTCCCGATCTTCAACGAATGGAGGGTTCTTATTTGATCCTGACGTGACTGATGTTGGAGTTGTCAATGGATCTAGGCCAATAATGGCGTAGAATGGATCGTAATCATCATTTTCGAGCTTGGTATTCTGATCGAAGTTGGTATTTAGGGTAATATCCCGCTTTATCGTGCCAATGACATGACGGGAGGCTTGTGTGAATGAGTTTTGGCTATCAAAATTGTGGCTAAAATAACCTAGACTGGTATTGATATGTATTTTATTGGGATTGGATCCTAACTCGATATTGAAATCAGTATCCAATGATATCCTGGTTTCATTGCTAGTTTGGATATAGATCTTGTCATCATCGAAGTCCTCGGGCATTAGGTTTAGCTTTGGCGCTTCAACTATTGATGAGACATAATAATACTGTCCGCCCGATCCCTGCGCAACTGTTACTGCCGTACCTACCTTTGGTTTAGATCCGATGAATAACCCGTTGTTACCGAATAATGGAGGTGGTGCAGGAATCGCATGAGATGGATTGCTAGAATTGACTGGCGAATTATTCATCTTAACGAACAATGTGTTGGTATCTGGATCGTATCTGTCGATCCATCCCTTGGATAAGAGCCCTACTTGTTCTACTAACTTATTATTGGCCATTTTGTTGTGCTACATTGGTTGAAACTTGTGCGAAATTGATCCAGCAGTCAACGACATATGAGAATAGATTTGTCTTTACCTGCTGCTGAGAATTAGTAGGTGATGATGATTGTCCACCATTACTACCATTCGTGTTTATTAGGTTCCTTGCCATATCAATTGCCTTTTGTGACGGAGATCTCATTTCATTTGGCGCGTCCGTTTGAACTGTAACTACGCTTATATTGGCAGATGGAATTGGTGGAGGAGCATTGCCAGTATTGCTATTATACTGCTGCACGGGCCCTGCTGGAGGATTGATTAGTAGTCCCAAAACTGTTTGAGCGAATGTTTGCAATGTGCCGTTTAGTGGAATTGTGCTATCGTAGTAGATTCTCAATTCAACATTGGCTGATACCGTATTACCCTTTGATTCATTGGCGTTTATCATGTAGGCTGCTTGATATAGGATATTGCCGATCGTATTGCTATTGGCTGCCGTGAAACTATTGGTCGGAGATGAATTTGGATCTCCTGTCGCAAGAGTTGTTCCGCCTGATGGATCGCTAACAATTATCCCAATGTTGTTGTCATTTAGAGAACTTGACTGCCTCTGAATACTTGTTGTAGCTAGATCCTTATTGGCGTATAACATCTTACCTACTACATCAAGCATACTAGGTATATAATCGCCTGGTGCATGGCCATATGTCAGATCTAGTGTAGTTGTGAATGAGCCTCCATATGCAAAGGAATGTCTTACTGATGTGACGTAGTATAGCATCTGATGGTCTTCTATGAAGATCACTTCTCCTGGCTGCATATATTCATTGCCCGATATTGTAAGGGTTCCTCGAAGCGTATTTTTTCTAGCCTGGGTAAGTAGCATGCTTGCATATGGCGCACACTGAGTATTAGGATCTTTTAGGAATGGAACATTGACTGGTGACGTTCCTTTGTAACCATACCTTCGCCACATGTCATAATCTATTGCGGCAGCAGTTACTAAGCCATTTCCGCCACCTGGGAATGAGTTTAGCTCGGGTGGTAATTGTGTGGATGATAGGAATGGATCGAATTGTCCCTTTACCTCAACCATAGTGAATGGAGGGGCTGACTCCCCTATTGTAAAGTTCCTTATTTGAGCGCTCCTGATAATATAACGAGACCCTGATCCTATACCGTAGTCATCATAGGCTTCATCCTCGATCATGTGCTCGAAGACCTCTGGAATATTGGAATTGCCATATCCTGCTGGGTTCAATAACTCATTGGCAACATTGCTGTTGTTGTCAAGCGATGTTAGTTCCTGCGAGTTTTTGATTGCGCCGGCTAGAAGTTTCAATACCTTCTGGCGTTCCTTGACATAATTCGATAGGTCTTGCGTAACCTTGAATACATCGACTGATTGTGATCCCGCCGTGCTTACACCATTATCTGTTTGGCTATTTGACACCAGGAAGTAGTCGTTTGGTATTTGTTGTCCAGTTTCCGTCTTGATAGCCTGAATTAGAGCAGTTATGCGTTGATTGGAAGCTAATGGTAGTGGGTTATCTTCCAATGCCATTGATAGATATTGAAACCGCTGGCTATTATTGAATGGCACCTTTGTCGATGCGGCTTGTGAGTTTAAACTCTGTGTTATATTGGAGCTATAATTGCTCGGATCGGCTGCCGATGTCAATGCCGATACATTAGTTACCTTGAAGCTGTAATTTGGAGATATTCCTTCGGCTGATAGGAAACTGAATGTCTCCCCTGGAGTTGATACACCAGATCCACTATAACTATTGCTAGTTTGAGGACTATTTGCCGATGAATTGCCATTCAATATGAAGTCAGTGCACGCCGCATCCGTATTAAACCCCAACACCGCGCAATCTAGCCTAATTTGGTTCTCCAACGTTTCCAACCTCTGAATTAGGGTATCAATTTGCCCGGTGAAAAGATCTTCCATGAACTGTGGAAATATTTGAATGCCATATGCCTTCTTCAAGTACATCATGCGATAGAATATTGAACTAGGCATCCTATTATACTGCGGAGATCTGACTCTGATATGGCCTTGGGTGTCAGCGAAGACTTCTAGGTTGAGCAATCCAGCCGTTGCTATGATCTTTTGCCTTACGGTCATGAATTCGCTATTGAATAGTTTAACGCCATCTGACAATGACTGTTCATAGGCCATAATATCGTAGTCTTTGTCGTAGTTATCGTCGACTATGAATAGGTTCTTATCTTCGTTGGCCCTAACATTGTAAGACATCCTTCGAGTGAGATTATTTAGCTGCCTCCTAAGGTTTTGTCGCTGTTTTGCGTCCGACAAAGACTGCTTTGTATTGACCGAGGCGTCGAATGTACCCGATGCGAACGACGGATCGCCATTTGGGCTCAATGCTCCCGCTGAAAACGACTGATCGGCGTTTTGTAGGCTACTAATTAGTGATCTGATTTCGGACGTTAGGGTAGTTAGTTGTTCTTGAGCCTCATTTTCGTAGGTGTTTAGCTTTGGAATTGCTTGTGTGGCCTGCGTTGATGCTGCCGCGAACATATTTACCTGACGTTTTAGAGCATTATACTGCTGAATCTTGTCATCAAGATCCTTATTAGTCCTATTAGCCCTCATTTGTCCGTCAATTTGCTTGGCAAAACTAGCTTCATCAATCACTAGGTTCTTGTACGGGATGAAGTTGCCCCAAGTTACGTTATTACGGGACAGATCGGTCTTCAATGATGCGTAGAATGAATATGCAGCGTCTTGTCTGCTATAAGGATCGCGAGCTGATCCGTCAAAAGTCTGAACAGCCTTCAAATATGTGGCATAATTATAGGGTATTCCAGTAATTAGTAGCGATATCACATTCATAATATCTTGACCGGCGAATGGATCCTGCGCTATTGATGGGTTACCTATATTGCTCGCGTCATTTATGTCTATTGAACTACCATATTGGACCAAAACTCCAATTCCCTCTTTCCATTTATAGACTAATCCATCGGGAGCATATAGAACCTTACCGACTGAATTGGTGGAGTTATTTATTGTACGGTTCTGAATGATATTGTCAGAATAAGCCGGCTGACCTGCTAACGGACCCAATTTATTACGTAGGAATGGGGAGCTATCTTTTGATGTCCCTAATATCGACTGGTTCTCTGGGAGCAGAACGGGAGTATCGCTCTTAGCATTACTAGTGATTGTATCGAAGCTTGTCTTGAATGGCGTCAATGGATCAAATAGAACGCCGTTGAATACATCTATTGATGGCTTGAAATTGATTTGGCCTTGGTCAAAATATGTCGTATTGTCTGTACCAGTAACATTAACCATGAATGATCCGTTACTGCTTTGATAGCTGCTTGGAGCCGTAGATACTACCCCAGCAAATACATGAGTTCCCTCTTTTTCAGTCACGAACTGGTTCCGAAGTAGTACCCATAAATAGTTGGGGAAATTAGGCCCAACATATGCGGCTTTTTCCGCCTGCATCTGAATATTACCTGATGGATTGAATAGAGATGATGTTGAATTGGGCTGTGGGGTAGTGGGCGTATGATTTATATTCTGCAATATACCGAAACCCGAGAACATACTCTGCAATCCGTTTAGTAATCCACTGTCATACCTGCTCTTGGAACCAATATAGATATGAACTGTGTCCATCGGCTGAATTATCTGCCTACCTAAGAACTGGAAGTTCAGCTTCCTTCTGGCATAATTCGTGTTCTTCATATTACCTTGGAATGCCGTTTGAGCAGAGTTCTGTAATTGGAGTTGGTTATATACGGCAGTAATTAGTTGCTGAAATACTGATAGCTCCGATTGAGGAACAAGTGGTCTAATGTTGCTATCTGGCCCAATTCCCGCTGTCCCGTTGGTATTGGTTGCTAACCCTTCGAACCCAGCAACCTCTCCGCCATGCAAATAAGCCGATGAAACATTTACAGATCCATTTATGCTACCTAATACGTCATAGGTGAATTGTATCTTAACTCCCGTTCTAGCTATAATTGCGATGACTGGCGTTCCAACAGTAGTGCTTGGAGCTGTCATGATGTTGATATCGCCCGCTCCTCGGGCAGATCTCAACTGTGATAGCCTTGTTTTTGCATCATTAACTACCTGTGAGGCAGTTTGCTGCCCGAATTGATAGGTCTTGCTGTTGTAAAATGCATTGGTAGCATCACTTAAGGCCTTTTCAATGTCCCACGATGTAATTCGCATGGCCTCATAAGGATCGCTTATAGTGAAATTGAAACTACCTGGATTCTGAAGGTCATTAGTGACCGTGGTGTTTAGATTAGTGAAGTTAGTGATCTCAATAACCCCTGTTCCTTGACCTAATTGAGATTGAAACATATTGGTCGTATCTGTTATCCATGTTGTAACTGGGTTAGTACTATTGAACGCTGCGATGCGTCTAACCCTTTCAACTACCTGTGATAATGCGGTAGCATCCTGATTGGTGGATGGATTGATATTTCCGATATTGCCATAACTACCAGCAGGAGAACCTCCACCGATGGATTCGTTTAGAGTATCGGTCAACCCTATGATGATTGGCATTAGTTGATCAGATATACTGCCGACTGCTGCCGTTACCTTTTGGATCTTGGATAGCTTTTCTAGGGCAGCTATTTGGGCGCATTTGTTTTGTAGGAGTATCTTAGCTGCCTTGAAATAAATCTTCTCATCCTGATCCATATAGTCGGGTCTATAATTCTCACTGATCGATGAGAACATATTCTTCTTGACTAGGATAGTGGCATTAGGTTCCTGGAATAATACCTCAAATTGCTTGGTATCTACTGTGTATGGTAATGTGCGTAGGTATCCCTCTTCAACGTACCTATGCTCTACATACTTATTGCGCGCCTGTATATCACCTAGACTTCCAACATGCTGACTTTGACCACTAGCAATAGCTTCTGGGCTGATGTCGCTAATAACCTCAGGAGAGAATTGGTTATTCATCTGAGTTGCTAGATTGGCCAAAAAATCAGTCATAGAATATGCCTTTCAAAACGTATATATCGGCTGTCCCTAGACTTCGCCATTAAAACTTAATGGTGTATTGTAATTCGATGGCCCATTATTTGCCGATCTTTGCCATGGAAACTGATTAACTCTATACCCACTGCGCTTGGTAGCAAAAAACACCATATCATATTCTACTTGGAAGCTGTCGGCTCTTTCCCTAACATTCATGCTGTCGAAATATCCTGTAAAGATCCATCCATTATAGTATAGCTGTACGGAAAAGGCTAAGGCAGCTAGTGATGGAATATTTTGTGGCGCCAAGCTAGCCCCTGGGCTAGATAGACCCATTATTCCTCCTAATAACCCTGCCGATGAATTAGGTGAACTAGAATTACCGCTAAATAACTGATTGACAGAATTGCCTAATGTTCCGCCTACGCCATTGAGGATGTTGTTGGTGATATCAGCTGCCGCATTATTGCCAGACATCGTTAGTGCGACTGCATCGAACGCATATTGTTCAGCCCTATATATCTCGTGCAATACATTGATCCCCTCGAACCCTGAACTGCCCGTTGTTCCACTTATATTGATGGTAGTGAGCTCTTCTCCCCAATATTGGAGCGTATAGCCTCCCTTGGTTCGCTCCTTGCTAATGAGCTTCTTGTCGCCGTATGTGATATTCTGAGGATTAACATACATCCTAACTGTTCCGAATTGAGGAATGAACCATGTAATGATGTTCCTATTGATCGTTCCCTGTTTATTGCTTATGATATTGGTATATGGAAGACCATTGGAATCACCTGAATACCCCAATAAAGTCTGCGTCAGTGTCTGGGTACTATTAACAGCCTGTTGGGCTGAATTGACTGCTGCTATTGCATTTCCTGGGAATTGATTGGTCATGGGGTATTACCTAGTGGTGATCATTACTTTCATTTACAGTGGTTCCAGCTGAAACTGCTGCGAGATGAGATTGGCTATCAAGTTTCTTACCGCATTGTGGACAATGTATATTCACCGTTACTGCCATATTGCCGAGAATGCCTGGTTGTGCATTAGGTGTATGGCCATGGGTAGCGGTCTGCGTAGTAGTTAGCGCCCCTTTATTGGCATTGGATGTCGCCGCATTACCCACTTCTTTACCTGATGATACAACATTGCCTATTTGCGGCTTCAAGAACTCGGGTATTTTTCCTGGTTCGCCGGCAGCATTTATAGCTCTAGCCGATTGAGCCGCTAATGCCGTTTTAACTGCATTGTCTTCTTTGCTAATCCTATTTAGTTCGGCATTTCTAGCGGATTCTGACTTGATTGCCATAGCCTGTTCTTTTTCTTGATTGGCTTTGGCTGCAAACTCTTTATATACAGCCTCCCTTTTATCTTGCCCTTCTCCACCAGATAGTTTTGCAATACCAGATATTGCTGACTTAATATAAGTTGGAATATCTTTGACAAAATCCATCGCATCCTGAATTGACCCCTTAACATTTGCAGGCTCTGAAACTCCGCGTGCGCCAGATGCCATTGCACCCTTTAGACTACTGCGTGCAGCTATAACATCATATGGGTTGCCCGTTTCTGGTGTAAATCCAGCACCTGCCGTAAGCCCCGATTGTAGTGTATTTCTATTAGCACCACTTGCTAATCCCTTTATTTCTTCCAATATAGCATTTGCCCTAGATATACCCGTAGCGGTCTGAGCGGCATAATCATTCCCCTTGGAAATAGCTCCCTCAACACCAGACTGGCCTTTGGATAGCTCCTTGAAGTCTACTGGCTTACCTCCCTTGAACGCATCGATGATCCTTTCGGCTTCTGCATCTGTTCTAGCGAATTGACCTAATGGCCCCTGCTTCAACATCTGCATTTGCTTAGTCATTTGGGCTGCTGCGGCTGGACTATTGGCAGCCTCCTCGGTAGATACCAATGTTCCGCCCATCATCTTCGTCAGCTGATTCTTAGCCATATTGAAGACTTCGTCAAGTTTTCCTTGCCTTAGCTTCATGTCGATATTGAATGCCCCCATTAATCCGCCAGGACCACCTTGTTGAGCAGATAAGAATGCTTTTTGAGCTATACCTAGCTTGCTAATCTGGCTCGTCATATTACCAACAATATCGGTAGCTACTGCGCCACTAAGCCCGGTAGCTTTTAACGATCCTACATACTCATTTAGTATAGATGCCGCTCCTTCACCCTCATTTCCGAACATTTTAAATGCCTCTGAGGCTCCCTTCAATGAGTTTTGAACGTCTTTTAGCTCTACATTGTATTTGCCAGATATCTCAGATATCTCTTCCGTAAACTTCATTGCTTCCGGCAAACTAGCATTGTAATTCCTAATGGCTTCACGCATATCGCCTAAAACGTCCGCATACTCTCTACCCATACCCCTTGCCAGTTGAATTGTATTAACGAGCTGATCGGTATTGCCTCTAGCCTTTTCTTCTTCGGTAGCTCCAGCCTTGTAAGCCGTTGGTAGATTCGATAGCTGATTGTAATATGCCTCTACTGTATCTTTGGATAAATTGGTTGCAATGATTGTTTTGTTGAGTGCAGATCTTTGATCATCAACATACTTATTCATGCTCACTAGTCCTTGACCAGCAAGATCGTGAACCGATCCTAAGCGACCAGTTGCCGCCGCAGCCCTTACATACGTATCCTCTAATTTAATGGCATTATCTGAACTAGTAGCCATATCCCTTATGAACCTACCAATAAGAGGCGCGTTATCCTTTATTGATTTAGGTATAATAGCTCCCATGCTATTGGCTAACATTCCAAGAGCCCCAACGTCATTCTTGATCGGATCAATAAGAGAATCCAATTGGCTACTAAATAGGTTAAGGCTATCAAAATTCATGCTGCCGAAGCTAGATTTCGTGGATCCAAGAGCGGCAGTTGCGACGAAACCAAACTTGGCCATACTAGCTTGTGATAGATCGGCTACCTTAGATAGATTTCCAATAGTATCGGATATATAATTAGATAGCTCACCGAATGCTGCCGTACCCTTACCAAGATCGTTAGTTAGCATGGATAAAACATTGCGAGATTGGTCCATCCTCTCGTCCAATTCAGCCATGAAGTTAGAATTTTTTGATACAGCATACCCTTGTGCCTGTAATGACTTTACTTGCCGATCAATGGCATCAGTTGAGTTATTGACAACATCAGGATTTGGACCGGTAGATGCATCTGTGGGCGTGGCGGGTATTTTAGGAGTATCAGGCATTCAATTTAGTCCTTGATGATTCGTCGTTTTTTCTTCTTCCTAAGTTGATTCTTACTCTGCTTTGGTGGGCCAATAGCCTTCATGTTGAACTCTTTGACCATTCTACTTGATTCTTCGAACTCTTCCTCTGTTGAAGTATGAGTATTTCCCGCTCCAATCAGCGTCTTGACTTGATCGGCGTGATCAAAACTCGCTATTAAATATGCGTGATTCTTGGCAAGTTCAGCCATATCTTTTTTGTCCGCAATCCAATTTTGAATCATCCATAATTTTTGAACCGGATCCATTTCTTCGAAGAATGGATCATCTGGCGTCTTCTGGAAGATCTTGCACAATTCCCAGATGAACCGATGTTCCGGTTCGAGCGTTATTTTTTTAGGTCTTCGGCAACCTCTTTAGCAGCTTCAGCGGTTGGGATGCCATATTTGGATACACATTCCTTTTTGAGTTCAGAATACTCATCGAATAGCCTGTTCAGCAGGGTATCTTCTATCTCCTCAATGAATGCTAGTCGGGCTTCCAATGAAGCATCTCCTAGGAATTGACTTATTTCTATTCCAGCCACACTGCATAATGAACGAGCTAATAGCTGCTTACGTAGTTCGAATGGACCTTCAACAGTTCCATCGAATGCCGATGCTTCTAGAATTGCTTGACGATATTCCTTGCCTTTTAAGGATTGCAATACATAGACATTATTCTCATCGATCTTTACATCGCGCGTCAACCGCGTATATCCAATTAGCTGTTCAATGCGAATGCGGGCCCCATCATTTAGCGGAATTTGACCGCGAGCCTTTTGAGCACGAAGGCGGCTTACTTCTCGCTCCATATCGGCTAATGATAGACCATCGCCTTGGCTAACATCCTCAGCCTCTCCATTCATTTGGCGGGCGAATGCGGCAATTTCATCGGCATTCATTTGATGTGGAACTCCGGCAGCCCCCATGCCAGTATATTGTGGCTGAACTGGTGCATACTGCTGCGGAATGGTCGGTCGATATTGCTGCGTAGCTTGGCCTTGACTCTCGTCTGGAACATCAATTTCTCGCATTGGGCGTTGAGTGGAAAACTTACGGCTACTAATAGGTGAATCGAAACTTGGCATGTTATGAGCTCCTTAAAGCAATGTTCCCATCGGCTATATATCAAGCAAATGGGAACATTTTGATGTTGTATGCTAATTTTAGAACAGAGGATTGTTGGATCCAACCCCAAGATCGATAATGCCTGCGGCATCCATGGAACCGCGAGTATTTCCGACATCCGTATTTTGCTCTATGTTGCTAATTTGATTATTGAATGTCCATCCTGGTCCAGCCATATTTGGAATCTGAATCTCACCACCTACAGCTACCGGTTGTCCGCCGCTCGTGGCATTCATTCCATTGGAGCCAGTCAAGAAGCTGAATATTGTTTCCGCCTCCCAATCCATTGTATCTGTGATAATCCAATTTTCAGCCTGATACTGATAGCTAAGACCACCAATCCATACGTTTTTGATGACTGTGGATATTTGGCTAGCTGAATTACGCTTCTGCTTGTCAAGAATTACGATATCGAATGGATATACCTGAGCTGCGACGTGGATAAATGATCGCCCAAAAGCCTCGGCAATTCGTAGCCTATCGAACCTAATTCTCGTGCAGTTCCCGGTGATATTGGTCGACGCATTTGGGGTAGAATCAATATGGCCATCTGTGCCAACTTCATCGACCATTTTTAGAGGTCGTTTTTCGTTGATAGATAACGTCTGAACAGCCCCTACGGGGTGATCATTTACGGTAATGATGATGTTAGTTGAAAGACCTGTGCTCGTCTTATTTACCATTGAACCATTGGCGCTAGACGTTCCGTAAAGCGTACTGCCCGTGTTGCTAGAATATGTCGGCATGCTATATCTCCATTGAAGTGCTTATTAATATGCTGTTATATGCCATTATGAGCTGCTGGACGAAAGATTACCCAGGCCAACCTGAATGAATACGAAATTGATTGAGTAGGCGGGTTGAACATTGCACAAGATATCGAACTGCGTTGGATCTACTGCATCCCGAGCTATCTGTGGTCCAGTGAAGGCTGTGATAATGCCCGAACTAACAAGCGCCTTCAATACGATGACTGCCCTAGTATTTAGGCTTGTTGGTGTCTGAACGCTCTGTGGTTGACCAATGAAGTCCTTGAACCCTGCTCTCAATGTCTTTGCAACTCTATCACGAATGAATACGATCGAAATCTCTTGTTCCTCTACATATCCGCTCTGTGATGTCGTCTTGCCCCAAATAACCGTTCCGCCACCGGCAACTGGCTGTAACACAGTAACTCCTGCTGCTGCCAACTGCTTTAGAACTGTTGGGCTAAACTGCTTATTGCCAAGGATAGTGAACCCAGTTAGCACCTTATTGGTTAGTGGGTTCTGGATAATGGTGTCCTTTGCCTCATAACCAGCTGCCGCTGCCGCAATGTATAGTCCGTCAATTAGGACATTGTTTCCGCCAGCTGATACCACGATCTGGTCTGGATAGAAATATGTGCATCGGAAAGTAGAACCGAATGCATCTGCTACCGAGTAGTTAGCAAGGTCCTCGATATTACCAGATAGAATATCAGTAACTGTCTCACCCTGAATGCCTTCTAGGATACCGATATTTTCAACTGCTGCTAGTTTGGTTCCGGAAAGATTATCAGGAGTTAGCCCTTGGATTGCGCCAGTAAACATAACTCGCTCTTTCCTATTCTCTATACCGCTCATTGAGATACAATGACTTAAGGTGTTCTGCAAGATAACGGAAATTGTCTGTGCAGGAAGTGGCGTTACGATATCGCACTCAACGATCTCCAATGACGATAGTGCATTAAGCCACCCGGCATCATAGAAGTTTGCGTCTCGCGAATCAACGATGGTTACCCTTAATTGATTGCCATTTGGAACGACGTCCTGATTGACTACAATATAGTTGCTCTGCAAAGTAGGATCTAGTACCTCATACCTAACATTATTCTCGTTAACAAAAGCCATTCGTAATGTTAGCGTATTAGATGGGGAGTCATATGCAATGATATCATATAGACCATTATTACCTACCGTCGATCCATTGATCTTCAACCTATAATTATTGACTAGGTTAGCTGGCGTAGCGATTGACCCAAAATTGACGGCAGTACTTACCAATGTCGCAGTAGCCGTGTTCAATAATGCTACTAGCGTCCCATCGGTACCTTCTGATGCTGCGACTGGAAGGCCCGTTGCATTCAAGATCAATTCGAAACCAAATCCATCGCCAGTTTCTGAAGTGAAATCTGGGAAACCACTTGGCGTAGCGAATGGAACTAGATCTCCTGGCTCTCCTGTCACAACTGTTTGCAAAGTCAATTCACCATTGGAAACGTTCGTGATATTGAATGTGCCGATGTTTGCCTTATTGACAGAATCGACTACCTTCAATAGCTTACCGGTATAAGATGAGTTGAAAACAATTGAGGAATTGAATATGGCCTGTGTTCCTGAAGATGATAGACGACCAATATATCCGTCAAATGCAGTTGCAACTGTTTCGTATTCTTGGATTACCGTATATGAGAATGAATATCCTGCCGGAGATGGTGAAGCGCTGAAAAC